GATCAGGAGGAGAAGTGCGCCCGGACATCATCGGCTTGTTCGGGGGTGAGCATCCACCAGCCGCCCTTCGGGTGGTCCGGGTACTTCGTGCGCAGGTAGGCGCGGATCTTGCGTCCGCGGCGGGTCTCGATGTGGCCGAGTTCGTCGGCGAGTTCCGGCGGCGTGATGGTGTCCATCGCGGCAGCGTAGCGGCGATGTCGACGGCCTCGTCCAGAATGTGCACATGACGAACGACTTCCTGCCCTACTTCCTGCAGGGCGCTCTGCTGAGTCTCGACGCGCTGTGGACGAGCATCGCCGCGAACCCTCTGCCGTGGCTCGGGATTGCCGCCGCCTTCGTCGGCGCACTCGTTCTGAAAGCGAGCCCGAAGCGTCGCCGTCGGCGCCCGTGACCGTCTCCGACCTCCTCGCGTTCGAGGAGCGCTGGGGCGAGCACACGGGGGACAAGGAGGAGGCGATCCGTCGCGAGCTGGGGGAGACGCCGTCTCGCTACTACCAGCTCCTCGCTCGCACGATCGACACCCGCGAGGCGCTCGAGCTGAACCCGATGCTCGTCCGCCGGCTCCGGCGCATCCGAGACGAGCGCCGAGCTGAGCGGGCACGGCGGCGCCAAGCGAGCTGACCCGCGCGGTTATGCTCGGCGCGTGAAGAAGCTCGCGGGAACGGCGCTCATCGCCGCGGTCATGATCGCTCTGTCCGGATGCGCGACCGCGGGACCGGCGCCCGAGATCACGGAGATGCCGACGGAGCTGCGGGAGCCGGTCTCAACGCCGACCGGGACAACGCTCGAAGACCTCCGCGCCATGTACATCGCAGCCGGTGGGGAGTGCGAGGAGATCACGCCCCGGGACGTCACGGTGGCGGAGGAGGCGGGGGACTGTGACGGAGGCGCGCTGCTCACGACGTACGAGAACGAGACAGCGCGGGATGCCGCGATCTTCGTGCTCGAAGGTCTGCAGGACACGAATCCCTCGCCCCACGATGTCGCGGTCGGCTCGGACTGGATCGTCAACGGAGCTGATGCCGCATCGGTCGCAGCCGAGATGGGTGGGACTACTCGCCACATCGGCGATTAGCAGAGGCGCCGCGATCCTCGATTTACTCGGTGTTTTTAGTCACACCCGCCCACGACCCAACCCAACTAGGCACCGAACCGAACCGCATCGTTACGCGTGAAACCCGCCCGTCACCCCCACGACCCAACTCACCCCGAACCGAACCCTTTACCAGTGGGTTCTGGGTTCAAGTCCCAGGGGGTGCACGGATAAGCCCCGACAGATCTCGCCATCTGTCGGGGCTTTTCTGCGTTTACGGGGCAGTCGCACGCAAGCGGGGAGTCAGCGGTCGAGGGAGATCCGGTCTTTACCCTGCGAATTGGAACATGGTGTCGATGACTTCGGCGAAGTCCGCAACCTCGCGCTGACGCTCGATGTAGAACTCGATCGTCACGTCCTCGTTGCCGTGACCGAGCTGCTGCTGAGCAGCCTTCACGCCGACCTGTCGGTCGAGGTGAGTCGCGACCGCGCGACGGAAGTCCTTCGGCGTCGTGCCCGCGTAGATCGACCCCTCGAGCGCGGCGCGCCACTGCCGACGAGTGTTCGCAGGCCAGCGCCACGTGCCCGTCGCCGACGGGAACACGGGCTCGTACATCGCGTTCACGCGACGCTCGACGAGGAGCCCGCGCATCGTGGCAGGAAGGGTGAGGCTGCGCTCGCCCGCGTCCGACTTCGGGTGCGGCTGCCAGTGCAGCTTCCCGTCCTCGCCGACGACGAGCGTCCCCGCGATGTCGACGATGCCGGTGTCGAGCTGCAGGTCCTGATCCCAGCGCAGCGCGAGGCCTTCGCCGATGCGGCATCCGGTGCCCATGAGCATGCCGGACAGCTCCCACAACTCGGACACGTGCGACCGGTCGTACTCGGCGAACCGCTCGCGCATCCCGTGGATGTGCTCGAGGGTCTTCGCCTTCACGACGCGCTTCTTCGCGGCGATGGGCATCGTGTCAGGCACGGGGTTGCGGCCGACGGCGCCGTGCCGGACAGCGAGCTTGAACATGCCGGCGAGCACGACCCGCGCGGTGCGCGCCGCGCTCGGCCGGTCGAGCATCCCCTTGAGGAACCGGTCGACCCGCGGCACGCTCGCCTCGGACAGCCGAAGGGCGCCGATCCCCGGCTTGATGTTCGCCTCGATCGCCGACCGATAGGTCACGAGCGTGCCCTGCGGGGTGCTCTGCAGGCGCAGCTCGTCGAGCCACTTGTCCGCGAGGTCCGCGATCGTGGACGACGCGGCCAGCAGGTCACTCGACTCGTCGTCGAGCTTCGCCTTGAGCGCCGCGACGAGGTTCCGTTCTGCCTCCGCCTCCGTCCGCCCGTTCCGTTGCATCGGCCGCGTGCGCCCGGACGAGTCCCGGTAGTTCGCGAACGCCATCGGCTGTCCGTCGATCGTCGCCCGGCGGATCTTCCCCCACGTCCCGATGAGCAGCGGAGGCCGAGGCATTAGGCCACGTCCACGCGGTGCGCCCACATGCCGGCGCCCATCTTCGGCTGCACGTAGACGGTGTTCTCGACGCGGAGCAGGATGCGCTGGTACGCCTCGACGATGCTGCGGACGACGCCGAGGTCGACCGCGATCGCTCCGGGGTGCCCGTCGCGGACGGCCTCGGCGTGCATGTAGTCCTCGTGTGAGATGAGGCGGAGCGCTGCCCACTCGTCGGCACGACGCTCCTGCTTCGCGTGACGCGGCCCGAAGTGAGTCGGCTCGTCACCGAACACGGCGTGCGCCAGCTCGTGCGCGAGCACGCTGCGGTGGAGGCGTGACGGCATGCCGCGACGCAGCCGGATGACGCGGTGCTTCGGGCGGTACTCGCCGTCGCGGTCAGGGGGGAGCGCCGCGTACTCGATCCGGAGGCCGAGCGCGGTGACCATCTCCTCAAGCTGGATGTCGATCGTCACTGGTCCTCCCCACGGTCCGGGTCCGTCGCACGCGCGACGGCATCCAGGTCATCCTCTGCGGGGTCTACGACATTGCGCCTCGAGTCGAGGTGCACGATGTCGGCCGTCGGCGCCATGTCGCGCTCGATGCGGGCGACGAACTCCTCGGGGGACATCTCGAGGAACACGGCGAACGCCTCGATGTCGTTCAGCGTGAACGACAGGACGTCGGCCAAGCGCTCGCGGACGTACTTCTCGGACTTGCCGATGGCCGTCGCGAGCTTTCGTCCGGACAGTCGCCGGTCGCCGGCCTCGCGTCGGAACTCTCTCGAGACCGCTTTCGCGAAGTCGCCCGGCTCAGATTCAGCTTGTCTTCCCACGTCGAGAACGGTATCGGCTGAGACGCAATTGGTCAATTGCGAACGCACGTGCGTCTCAACTGTTCACCCTGCGGCTATTTGGAGTTGACAGGTGCGGCTAAATAGACGCACACTGTCGGCATGAGTCAGGAACCCACCATCCAGAGCCGGAATATGACGCTCGCTGACTTCGTCGCGGCGAACGTTCGTGCCGAACTCGCAGCCCGTCGTCTCACCGCGAACGACCTCGCGAAGTGCCTCAACATCGGGCCTCGTGCAGCAGCACGTCGGCTCTCGGGGGAACTCGACTTCTCCCTCAACGAGACCGACATCGTTGCCCGCTGGTTCGGCGTGGCGCGGTCCGAGCTGATGCGTGAGCGCGTCGTCGCGGCGGTCGCATCATGAGCACCGCGTCGTCGTTCGGGGGAGCGCCCGTCACCCCGATCCGCCCCATCGCGGCGGACGACCGTCGTCCCGAGTGGATGACGGAGCACGAGGTCGCGGAGCACACGAAGGTGCCCGTCGACACGCTGCGCGACTGGCGCCGCAAGGACGCGGTGAAGGTGCTCCCGTTCCACAAGCTCGGACGACTGATCCGGTACGAGCGCGGCGAGGTCGACGCAACGATCCTCGCGGGGCGAGTCGAGGTGACCTCGTGAGCGCGGTCCGCTTCCTCCTCGTCGCGACGGTCGTCATCGTCGCCGCCTTCTGCACGCCGGCTGCCATCGCGCCGGGACTCAACTCCGCCGACGCCATCGTGTTCGCCGCGCCTCTCGCGCTCGTCGTCATCGTGGCTCGACCGCGACGCCTCAAGACTCCCGCCGGGGGTGCCACTTCCCAGGGTGTTCGCTTCCCCCGCGCCGCATCCCCGGCGGGCTCCCTCACCTCCGACGCGGACAACGGGGTCCGGTCATGAGCGCCGAGTGGATCGCCTTCCTGTCCTATGTCCTCGCCGCATCCGCCGGCATCGGTGCCGCGATCGCGGGCGCCGTCGTGGTCACCCGCCGGTCGCGTGCCGAGCACCGCCTCGACGCTGCGGAGCGTCTCTCGTGAGCATCGTCGTCGGGATCGACTCGTCGCTGACCGTGAGCGGGTGCGCGTCCGTGCACTTCTCCGAGGCGAAGGTGCGCTGGGAGACGTGGCGCGGACGCGCGGCGAAGCCCGAGGTCGTGACGGTCGCGGCGACGCACCGTCGCATCATCCTCATGGCCCGTGAGGTCATGTCGCTGGTCCCGCCCGCTTTCGACCTCGCGGTGATCGAGGGTCCGTCGATGGGCGGCAAGCTGCAGGCCTCCCTCAAGGACGAGCGCGCCGGTCTCCGGTGGCTGCTGATCAACCAGCTTCTGTCGCGCGGTCCCGTGGCGATGGTGTCGCCGGGCACGCGGGCGATGCTCGCGGCCGGCAAGGGGAACGCGCCAAAGGCGGACGTCTTCGACGCGGTGCGCTCCCGGGTGACTGGCGCGCACGTGCCGGACCACAACGTCGCGGATGCGGTGGCCCTCGCTGAGGCGGGCGCCTACTTCCTCGGCATGCCGGTCGACTACTCGGCCGCACAGATCTCGGCTCACGCGAAGGTCGCGTGGCCGAACGACGACGGGCCGCTCGCGCCTGTCAAGAAGGGATGAGTCAGATGTCAGTGATGTTTTCCGGCCAGCGGCCGGGCGAGGAGCTGAACGGTCTCGAGCGTCTGCACGACGTGTTCATGAAGCCGGGCGCCGAGGACGTCGTGGTCGTCGCGATCGTGCGTCAGTCGAAGCGCACGATGAACGACGAGAAGGGCGAGGAGTACCCGACGGTCCGGTTCGCTCGGGTGGAGCCCGTGCTCGAGGGCGACAAGCTCGACGCGCTGCAGATCCTCGAGCGCGCGTACAAGCAGCGCACGGGGAACGAGGCGCTCGACATCGCCGACGCCGAGGGCGACGACGACGGGGACGTGGCCTGATGCGCGGGGGACAGGCCGTGCGCGCCGTCCCGGCCGCGCGCCGGACCGGACTGGCTCGACGCGAGCGTGCGCTCATCGAGTTGCGCTACCAGCCGTCGGCGCGGGAGATCCTCCCGGTCCTCCGCGACCGCCTCCTCTCGCAGCGGCCGATCGTCGGCGACCGCAAGCCGCGACCCGGCGCCGACGGCGTCACGTCGACGCTGCTGCCGATCTACGGCAAGTCCACCTTCCGGAACGTCATTGAGAACGGAAAGCACGTATGAGCGAGTGGCCCCCCGAGGACGGCGCGACTCTCGTCGACGGCATGCCGGAGGAGGAGTATCACGCTCACCCCGCGCTGTCGGCGTCGGGCATGAAGCAGATCCTCCGGTCCCCGAAGCACTACCTGCAGTCGCGAGCGGAGCGCGTGGAGAAGCCCGAGTTCGACGTCGGGCACGCGGTGCACGCGCTCGTCCTCGGCGTCGGCGCTCCGATCGTCGAGGTCCCCGCGGACATGCTCGCATCGAACGGTGCGCTCTCGACGACCCGCGCGAAGGAGTTCGTCGCGCAGGCCCGCTCGGAGGGGAAGGTGCCACTCAAGCCCGCCACCTTCCAGCGGGTGAACGGCTCGGTCGAGTCCGTGCTCGGCAACCCGAAGGCGCGCCGGCTGCTCGAGCGCCCGGGCTACACCGAGGTGTCGCTGTTCGCGAGGGACCCCGAGACGGACGTCCCGCTGCGGGGCCGACTCGACCGTCTCGCTGGCCAGACGATCATCGACGTCAAGACGACCGTGGACGTGCAGACGCACGTGCTTCGGCGCGTGGTCGAGTCGTTCAACTACGACCTGTCGATGGAGACGTACCGGTTCCTGCACGAGCTGGTGACGGGCGAGGTCGCCGAGCCTGCGGTCCTCGTGTTCGTCGAGAAGGAAGCACCGTTCGACGTGCGTGTCGTCCGTCTGGGCGACGAGTGGATCGACGGCGGCTGGCGCAAGATGCGGAAGGCGATCGCGACGTACCGCGAGTGCATCACCTCGTCCGTGTGGCCGGGCGTCGACGAACAGGACGGCCCGATCGAGGAGCTGTCGCCGCCCTCCTGGTACGCGGCCGAGAACGCCCGCGCCGAGCTGGCGGTGGTGTGACCGTGGGCGAGAACAAGACGATCACGGCTCTGCCCGTCACGAGCGACCGGAACGCATGGTCCGAGGACGAGGCCGCGGCGATCGAGGCGGCCGGGCTGGTCTTCACGCACGCCTATGGCGAGAACAAGGGGGCGAAGGTCCTCGCGCCGCGGCCGATCGTGGCGCGCTTCCTGCACACCTGCGAGCGGACGGGTCTCGACCCGCTCGCCCGACAGATCTATTGCATCGGGCGGTTCGGTTCGGACGGCCTCGAGTGGTCGATCCAGACCGGCATCGACGGGTTCCGCGTCGTCGCTGAGCGTTCGCGTCAGTACGCCGGGCAGGACGAGCCGGAGTGGCTGACCGAGTCGGGGCAGTGGGTGCCGGCCTTCGTCAAGGCGGTGCACGGCGAGCACCCGCTCGCTGCGCGCATCCGGGTGTACCGGCACGACTGGGACCGTCCGATGACGGGCATCGCGACGTGGGACGAGTACGCGCAGACGAAGCGGAACGGTGATCTCACAGCGATGTGGGCGCAGCGCGGACCGGGCCAGCTCGCGAAGTGCGCGGAGGCGCTCGCTCTCCGAAAGGCGTTCCCGCAGGACCTCTCCGGGGTCTACACGGACGAGGAGATGGACGCCGCGTTCTCGCGGGGGGACTCGGAGCAGGGGAGTGGTCAGGAGCGGGTGCCGGCGCGGGAGCGTTCGCGCGTCGCTCAGCTCGCTCCGGTCGTCGTCGACGGTCACGACGCTGTCGTGGTGCCGGAGTCGGCTCCTGTCGCGGGAGACGAGCACACAGCACCCGCCATCGGCATTCCGGCGGAGGAGTCGCAGGAGGAGTACGAGGCGCGGATCGCTGCGGAGTTCGATGCGCAGGCGGACGCCGTGATCGCTGAGGAGGGTCGGTCGTGAGCACGGTCGACGTCGACGCGGCGGTGCAGGAGTATCTCGCGCAACCGGCCAACTTCGGGGACGAGACGCCCGCTCAGCGTGCGGCCGAGTCCGACGCGTTCCGCGCGGGTGCCGCGTGGGCCGTGCAGGCGGTCGACTGGCGTGTGCTCGGCGGACTCGTCCCCGGGCCGCTCGAGGCGCGGCACCTGCGTGCCGGTGACCGGATCGTCTGCGGTCCGATGGACCTCGTCGTGCGTGAGGTGTCGCGGACCCGCACCGGAATCGTGCACCTGTCGACGGTCACCGATGGCGGTGCGCCCGTCGTCGTCGAGCGGGCTCCGATCGAGCGCGTTCGGGTGCGCGCGGCCGGTCAGGAGGTGCCGCGATGAGCGACGTCGACATGTCCGCTGAGGCGCTCGTCTGGCCGACGGGTGAGCCCGTGACCGTCGAGTCGATCGAGGGATACACGCAGGACGCCCGGTCTGTCGCGCACCCGCTGGACACGCGCGATGTGCTCACTCCCGACGAGGTGATCCGACAGCTCAACGAGGTGTCGAGGTGGGCCGAGCGGATGGTCACCGTCATCAAGATGGCGCAGGCGCACATGCGTCTGTGCTCCGCCGAACGAGACGAGGCTCGCGCGCAGGCCGTTCTCGACGTCGCCAGCCACCCGGCCCGGGAGCACTCGGCGCGCGTGACCCTCGCGACGAAGAACGAGCGTCGCCTCTATGACGCGGCGGTGGTCGCGTACGAGGAGGCAAGGCGTGCCGGGAATCTCCTCAAGGAGCATTCGATGCGGCTGCAGTCGATCGCGAAGCTCGTCGGCCTGACGTACCAGCAGGGCGGCGCGTGATGGTCGCCCCGACGCCGAAGGTCCGCGGCCAGGTGCTGCTGCGAGACGGGAACCGGTGCGTCTCGTGCGGCACCCGGACGTCCCCGCTCGAGATGCAGCACCGGCAGGCGGTCGGTGCCGGGGGATCGAAGGTCCGCCCCGGTGTCGCCGAGCTGGCGACGGCGTGCTCGGTCTGCAATATGCGGTTCGAGTCGGACATGCAGATGCGGGCGCTCGCCCTCGGGTGGAAGGTCCGCCGCTGGGTACGGGAGCCGGGTCTCGTGCCGATGTTCAACCGGCCGCGCGGGGTGTGGGGACTCCTCACCTCGACCGGAGGAGTCGTCGTTATCACCGCGGCGGATGCCGTGGCCCGCATGCGGGACGTGTACGGCGCAGAGGAATGGGACCGGTTCGCGGCGAACGTGCCCGAGCTGGTCGAAGCAACAGGAAGGACGACGCGATGAGCGTCAAGGTATCGAGCTGGGTCTGGCACGGAGACGAGACCGCGGAGCTGGCGGGGAACGAGATGATCCTCCTGCTCGCGCTGGCCGACGTCGCGGCCGACGACGGCCGTTGCGTCTATCTCGTCGAGGGCGACGACCTCACGTACGCCGGCCTCGCGCGGAAAGCGCGGGTCGACCGGCGGACCGTGATCCGACTCGTCTCGAAGCTCCGCGACCGCGGGCTGCTGCTGCAGACGAAGGGCACCCGCGGCCAGCCGAACGAGTTCGCGATCGCGGTCCCGTGGCGCAGGGGTGACAAGTTGTCACCCGTCGATTCGGTGACATCTGGAACGGATTTGGTGACACCCGAGACGGGATTCGGTGACAACGCCGACAACCACTCCTCTTATAGACGTACTGACGTAGACGTAACCCCTGTAGTCCCCAAAGCGGACCCAGTGGTCGAGGCGTTCGAGCAGGCGTGGGCGATGTGGCCCTCACCTCGCCGCGGCACGAGGAAGAAGACCGAGCCCGCGTTCCGGGGTGCGGTGCGAGCGATCGGCGGGCTCGCCGGGATCTCCGACCTCCTCGCTGCGATCGCCCGCGACGTCGCCGTGTGGCGCACGTGGCCGGCGGCGGACGTGCAGTACGTGCCCCTCCTGTCGACATGGCTCAACCAGGAGCGATGGACCGCCGCGCCGCCCCTGCCCCGATCGGGCACCGCCGCGCAGCAGAAACAGGACAACAACCTCGCGCTCCTCGCGCGGTACCAGACGGAAGGGATGCGCAATGGAGAAGTCACAGGTAGCGACGCTGCTGGTGTTCGTGCACTCGCTGCAGGGTCGTGAGGTCACCGAGCTGATGGTCGAGGCGTGGGCCGAGCTGCTCGACGGCGTCGAGTTCGACGCGGCGATGGAGGTCGCGAAGCAGCACTACCGGACCGAGTCCCGCCCGCTGTGGCCGGCCGACATCCGGCGCGGCACGGTCGACGCGGTCCCGTCGTCCGACTCGTGGATGGACTTCCGCCGATGAGCGCGTTCATGTGCGGCCGCTCCGCGTCCGACGCTGACCGCGCGGTCGTCGCGGCCTTCGCCCGGCATCTCGCCGGCCAGGACCCCGAGCCCCGTCCCGCCGTGCGCGAGACGCCGTGCCCCGAGTGCGACGGCACCGTCCGCGTCGGCGACCTCATCGTCCCCGACGACGGCGACGTCTACGGCGGCGCGTGGCGTCACGCCACCTGCCCGCCCGGCCGCTTCGACCTCGTGCGCGAGGTGTGCAGCGAGTGCTTCACGGAACGGTCGACGAGCGGCGCGTGCCTGTGCGAGGAGGCGTCATGAGCGACGACATCCAGGAGTCGCCGGCCGAGGTCGCCGAGCGCTACGTCATCGGGTCGCTGCTGCTGAACCCCGCGGTCCTCCGCGACGTCCGCGAGGAGGTCGTCCCGTCCGACTTTCAGGAGATGCGCCTCGGAGAGATCTACAAGGGCATCATCGGCATGGCCGCAGCGGGCGAGCCGATCGACTACCTCACCGTGTGGGACAAGCTCGCCGACTGGGACGTCCGCGGCTACGACCTGAGCCACCTCAGCTACTGGTCGTCATCGGTCACCAGCCCGCTCACCGCACCCTATTACGCCCGCATCGTGCGGGAGGGCGCGCTTGTCCGGGATCTCGCGTCAGTGGGCCGGAAGCTGATCGCCGTGCGCGAGCCGGGCGTGGCGCTGCAGCACTCGCTCGAGGAGCTTCGCCGCATCCGCGACCGCGACGTGTCCGCCGGGACCGAGCACGCGACGATGCTGCGCGACGTCCTCGCCGTCGACGAGCAGGACGACGCCTACGACTGGGCGGTGCCCGGTCTCCTCGAGCGCCGCGATCGCCTCGTGCTCACCGGGTCCGAGGGTGGTGGCAAGTCGACGTTCCTCCGGCAGATCGCGGTGCTGTCCGCCGCTGGCATCCATCCGTTCCGGTTCGCGCCGATCCGGCCCATCCGGGTGCTCGTCGTCGACGCCGAGAACAGTCAGCGCCAGTGGAGGCGAGCGGTCCGCGAGATGGCGGAGAACGCCGCGCACGTCGGCCGCACCGACCCCCGAGATCAGGTCGCGCTGCACTGCCTGACGTCGCAGATCGACATCACCCGCCCGCAGGACCTCGGCATGGTGCACCGTCTCGTCGACGAGACGAAGCCCGACATCGTGCTGATTGGTCCGCTCTACAAGCTCGTGCCCCGCTCGATCAAGGACGACGACGACGCCGCCCCGGTGATCGCCGCACTCGACTCGCTCCGCGACCGGAACGTCGCGCTCCTCATCGAAGCGCACGCCGGCCACACGACCTCGAGCCGTGGCGAGCGGGACCTCCGGCCGCGCGGATCGTCGGCGCTCCTCGGCTGGCCCGAGTTCGGTCTTGGCATCGCGCCGGAGAAGGAACTCAAGAACGGGCGCCGCACGTTCAGCGTGTCCCGCTGGCGCGGCGACCGCGACGCCCGCGCATGGCCGGAGCAGCTCTACCGGCGCGACCCCACGAACCCCGGTCAAATTTGGCCGTGGGCACCGACGACGACACCGAACTAGGGATGAAAGGCAAGGCAATGGCCGCAAGCAGTAAGGGCCCGCGCATCGTCGATGTGCTGGCGGAGATCGCTCGGGAGCTGCGGCTCTCGAACCGGATGCGGGCGCTCACGCTCCCGGCGTCGGCGCTCGAGGAGAACTCGACCTCGCGTGCATCCACGGCGGCGGCGAAGGCGCGCGTCGCACGGAAGAACGAGCTGCGCGCCGAGGTGCGCCAGGAGCTCGGGCTCGAAGTCGAGGGGGTGCGCGATGGCGATCGTGCGTGACATCCAGGAGGTGCAGGCCACCGTCGGACTGAACGACGAGTACCGGGTCGAGCTGCACCAGGTCCACCCGCTGACGACGTACTCGCCGTCGGACGCGCTGACGCTCGCGAACGAGCTGGCGAAGGCAGCGGGGGAGGCGCGGGAGCTGAGCGCCGAGGGAGGCGACCCCGCCCACGTGGTGCACGCTGCGCCCGAGGAGGGCACCGAGCTGATGCCGTGCTGCGGCCGGTCGCCGTGGTCCCTCGACGGGTTCGAGCGGATGTCGTGGCGAGCGCAGTCGGTGACGTGCCGGCCGCTGACCGCGCACGGGTTCGACGTCGACGGCGCGCTGCATCCGGAGTGCCGCGACGGGAAGTGCCGGAACTGCGACGGGCGGACGCTCAACGGCCGCGACGAGATGGTCCCGTGCACGCACGCGTGCCACACCGAGGCGGTGGCCTCTTGAGCGACTGGCCCTCCGGACTGCAGGGCGGTCCGATCAACACGTGGCCCGGCGAGCTGACCCCGGCAAGCGAGCGGCGCACGTCGCCCTTCCGAGCCGGACTCACCGACACCCTCAAGGTGCTGCGCCGCGAGATCTACGAGCTGGTCGACACGAGGCAGCAGCAGGACTCGGCCGAGGTGCTCGTCGCGATCCCGGCTGGCGGGTGGCGGCTCGACGGACGCCCGCGCGCCGACGCCCGCGCCGAGCACCCCGGCGTGATCTTCTCGCTGGACTCGAAGCACGGCCACCTCTCGTACCCGTGCGACCGGTTCACGACGTGGCAGGACAACCTGCGCGCCGTGGCGCTCGCGCTCGAGGCCCTGCGAAAGGTCGACCGCTACGGGGTGACGAAGCGCGGCGAGCAATACCGCGGCTTCCTCGCGATCGAGGCGACAGCGGCACCAGCGGGGTTCGCGACTGAGGGCGACGCGATCGCCTTCCTCCGGAGCCTCGTGGGGGACGTCGGCGTCATTGGCGTGAGCGCGCTGCCGCCCGCCGGACTGCTGCGTCGCGCTCAGCGGGCTGCGCACCCGGATCGGGGCGGCGACGCCGGCATCTTCCAGCGCGTCTCACTCGCCGAGGCAAAGCTGCGAGAGGCGGGTGTCCTGTGACCGACGTCATCGTCTGGACGAAGCCGGCGTGCGTGCAGTGCCGGATGGTCAAGTTCCGGCTCGAGGCCGCGGGCGTCCCGTTCACCGAGCAGGACCTCACCGCGCCGTCGAGCGCGAAGGACCTCGAGCACTTCCGCGGCCTCGGCTACACGTCGGCGCCGATCACCGAGTACGGCGGCATCGCCGTCCCCGGATTCATGCCCTCCGAGATCGACCGCGTCATCGCCGCATGGCGCGAAGAACACCCCGAGGAGGTACCGGCGTGAACGTCACCGCGAAGGAATTGCTCGCTCGACTGCAGCGGCACTACATCAAGCCCGGCGAACTCATGGCCGGCGGCATCTTCATGCCTGAGGTCACGCTCGGCTCCCGCCGGGCCGACGCCCTCTACGTCGGGTTCTTCCAGTCCCGCGGCCGGCACCTCGTCGGGCACGAAATCAAGGTGTCGCGCGCCGACTGGCTGCACGAGCTGGACCAGCCCGAAAAGGCGGAGGCGTGGGAACCGAACTGTCACGCCTGGTATGTCGTCGCCCCGGACGCGTCGATCGTCCGCCCGGAGGAACTTCCCGAGGGATGGGGGCTGATGATCCTCGGTCGCTCGAAGACGCGCATGGAGATCGTCGTCAAGGCGGCGGTGCACCCCGAGCGGGCGCCGTCGTGGGAAGCGACGCACGCGCTCGTGCAGCGCGCCGACAGCCTCCGGATCGACGCCATCACGAAGGACCGCACGGCCACGACGGAGCGCCTGTACCGCGACATCGAGGAGCGCGTCGCCGCGGGGGTGGCGGCGCAGACAGGTGACGAGCGGCTGCAGCGCGAGCGCGATCGTCTGCGGTCCACCCTCGATCAGCTCGAGGAGATCCTCGGTCTCTCCGTCGCCGAGAGCCGATGGGACGACGGCGCGGTCACGGTCGACGAGATCCGGGCTTCGTTCGCCCGCTGGCTCGCGGCCGACAAGGACGTGCAGCGTGCGATCGCGACGCGCTTCTGGGATGTCCAGCACGCACAGACCCGCCTCGCCGAGGCGGCAGAGGCCATCGAGAAAGTCAGGGACAACGCATGACCGACTACTGCGCCACGGCACCGTGGCCCGCATCCTGCCTCGCCGGCCTCGGCGCGGTGCTGACGATGGGAGACCGCGACCGGCTGCTCTCCTGGATCGAGAACCACGTCGACGACACCGACCTCGCGTGGAACTCGCTCGCGATCGCGCTCGCGTCGATCGGGTCCGAGACCGGGATGCGATTCCTACGTCAGGCGACCGCCATCTTCGGCTCGAAGGTCACCTACGCCCCGATCGAGGACCCCGCCCTCCCGCAGGTCGAGCATGACCTCGCGGTGATCGTCCGCCTCACGATGAACGAGGACTTCCCGGGCATCTTCGCCGTGATGGACGCCGTCCGCGAGCGCGGCGCGCAGTCGGATCTCGTCGACGCTCTCGCCCTCCGCGCCACCGCGGCGCTGCAGTACGAGGCCCACCTGACGGGCGGTCGATGATGCGCATCCTCACCGTCCGCCAGCCCTGGGCATGGGCGATCATCTTCGGCGGGAAGGACGTCGAGAACCGCAGCCGGAACATCGCCGGCACCTACCGCGGACCCGTCCTCGTCCACGCCGGACTGACCGCCGTCGACGACACCGACCCCATCTGGAACGCCGACCGCTTCCGGACCGCCGTCGACGCGGCGCCCGCCACTGCGCGCGACAGCATGAAGGTCCGCGGGGCGATCCTCGGGATCGTCGAGATGCTCGAATCGCACCACGCGGACGAGTGCTCCGGCTTCGGCGAGGACCGCGGCGGCTGCTCCCAGTGGGCCGAGGCCGAGGGCTGGCACCTCACCCTCGCCGCACCTCGCGCGCTCCGGGAACCGATCGTCTTCCGGGGCGGACTCGGACTGCGTCGCGTCGACGAGTCGCTCGCGGATGCCGCCCGCCGTGCGGAGGTGCCGGCGTGACCCCGCGGCCCGGAACGAGCGACATCACGATGTCGGACTACTACTGCGGCGCGGGCGGCTCGTCGACCGGCGCGACGATGGTCCCCGGCGTGCGCGTCACGATGGCCGTCAACCACTGGGACCTCGCGATCGAGACCCACAACACGAACCACCCCGACACCGACCACGACAAAGCCGATATCAACAAGGCCGACCCGAGCCGCTACCCGCGGACGACGATCGGATGGTTCAGTCCCGAGTGCACCTACTGGTCGTCGGCCCGCGGCGAGAAGCTCCCCGACGGGCAGCTCGCGTGGGACTTCTTCGGCGACAGCCTCCCGAACGAGGCCGCGGACCGGTCCCGGATGGGCATGTGGGACGTTCCCCGGTTCTCCGCTCACCACCTCTACGACATCGTGATCGTCGAGAACGTCCCTCGCGTGGTCAAGGGCGTGCAGTGGGAGCAGTGGCTCCGCAGCATGCACGACCTCGGCTACCTCCACGAGGTCGTCTGGATGAACAGCATGCACGCGCAGGGCTACGGGCTCCCGGCCGCGCAGTCCCGCGACCGCGTGTACGTCGTCTTCTGGCGGGCCGGGAACCGTCGGCCCGACTTCGATAAGTGGCTCCGGCCGCTCGCCGAGTGCCCCGAGCACGGGCTCGTCAAGTCGGTCCAGGTGTTCAAGCCGGGCGGCTCGGCGATGAAGATGTACGGCACGCAGTACACGCTGCGGTGCCCGCACAAGTCCTGCCGGAACGCGGAGATCTTCCCCGCGCTGCTCGGCGCCGAGACGATCATCGACTGGTCGATCCGCGGCGTCCGCATCGGCGACCGGAAGAAGCTCGGCATGCCGGAGCTCGCTCCGAAGACGATGCTCCGCACGTTTGCCGGAGCCCGCCGCCACTGGCTCCCGATGATCGTCGAGGCCGCGGGCAACACGTACGACGCCGCGTCGCCGCAGCATCCGCAGCACGGCGACCCGGACGCGTATCACCGCGCATGGCCGGCGACCGAGCCGCTGCGCACGCTGCACACGACGTCGTCGAAGGCGCTCGTCGTCAGGGGTGAGGGCAACACCGTGCCGGCGAAGACCGTCGAGACGCCGATCGGGTCGATCACCGCGGCCGGGTCGCAGTTCCTCGCGACGCCACCGCTCATCGTGAACAACGTCTCCGGCGCGGACACGTCGCGGTCGACGAAGCTCTCGGAGCCCCTGCCCTCACTCGTGGCGGGAGGCAACCACGCCGCGATGCTCGTCCCGTACTTCTCGACGGGCGTCGCACGCACGGTCGATCAGCCGATGGGCACTGTGACGACGATCGACCGAGACGCACTCGTCGTTCCACTGCGGAACCACGGCGTTGCGAAGACCGCCGCGGAGCCGATCGACACGGTCGCGGCATCCGGCAACCATCACGCGCTCGTGATGCGGAACAACACCGCGCGCGGCGATCAGGGGCAGATGTCGACGCCCGTCACCGAGCCGTTGCGCACCCTCACCACGGCCGGCCACCAGTCACTCGTTGAGCCGACGAGCATGCCGGAGCCAGCGCCCGCGCTGTCCGACGACGTGCTCTGGCAGATGGTGCACGACGCCGAGTTCCGGATGCTCGAGCCCGTCGAGATCAAGCACGGCATGGCGTTCCCCGAGGGGTACGTCCTCCTCGGCAACAAGAGAGAGCAGGTCCGAATGGCCGGTAACGCGGTCACCCCGCCACCCGCCCGCGACATCATCGCCGCGTGCGTCGAGTCCCTCGGATACGAGCTGGTCGCATGACCGAGGCATTCGCACTAGACGCGCCGACGCTCACCCCCGACGAGCAGTGGCGTCGCTGGATCGAGCGGTACTCGTGGCACCTGGACCTCGTGCCGGGACTGCTCGAGTTCATGCGCGACGAGGTGCCCCGGATCTCGTCCGACTCCCGCCGGTACGGTGCCGAGCGAGTCAGCTCGTCCCGCGACGGCGCACCTCTCCCGTTCAGTGCGGAAGTGCTCGACGGTGCCGACGAGCTGTGGGCGGCGCTCGTGCAGTACGCCGAGAACGTCGACGATCTGTTGCAGCGTCACGCGCCGCTGATCCTCGCACCCCTACCGGTCGTCAGCCGGTGGCGGGCCCGAGGCGAGGCGCAGGGCATCCGCCTCGGCGCCGACGTCCGCCGGGACTCGTTCGCGATCGTCGCGTGGCTCGTCGAGCGGGTGCAGTGGATCGCCCCGCTCGAGCAGCTCGAGGACAGCGAGAGCTTCCTGTTCGCGATGATCCGACAGCTCCGGAACCGGTACCTCGGCGGCACGCCTCGTCGTCGCACGCGGGAGCCGGACATCTGCCGGCTCTGCCTCACCGGGGAGGTCGTCGTGACGTTCGTCGACGAGCCGCTCTCGACCGAGGGGAAGCGGGTCGCGAAGTGCACCCTCTGCGGGCAGGTCTACACGTGAGCGGCGCGCGCAGTGGCTGAGCACCTCGACGTCGACGGCGTCCCGCTACTCACCTACCGCGAAGCCGCGGCCCGGGTGCGGCGCTCGATCCGCACCCTCTGGCGGTGGCGGAAGAAGGGCATGGAGATGGGGTGGGCGATCCGCGACGGGCAGCGGGTGCGGGTCGTCCGGGAGGACGTGCTCCTCGCGTACTGGCGGGGAGTGCTCATGGGGTGGCCGGTGCACCAGTACCGGATGAGGAAGAACCGAGAAGGGATTCAGGGATGAGCGAGTGCACGCAGTGCCGCGACTGGGGCAAGGAAGAACGGCACGAGGACCACGCGCCGCGGTCGACGGAGGCGAGCGGCCACAACTTCCGCTGGCGCCACCCGAACAGCAGGGTCTCGTGGACCTACGAGACGCCGGAACAAGCGCGCAAGTATGCGCCGCACTGGGACAAGCCCGTGCTCGAGCAGAGCCCCGATGACGGGGCGACGTGGACGGAAGTCATCTGCCGTCACTGCGGCGAGGGCCTCTGGCCGGGCGAGCCGATGGTCGGCCCGTGGATGCACGCCCACGGCTTCTATCTCTGCAGACATCTGACGGACACCGTCGCCGAGCCAGACTCCGGTTCGACCGTTCCGGATGCGGCCGTCCCCGTCCACACGGATGGTGACTCGTGAGTTCCGTTCGTTCCTTCCAGGCGTGGCTGATCGCCTCGCTCGTGATCGACGACGCGCCTGCCGCGTTCAAGGCAGAGCGGCAGGCGCGCGGTGAGAGCATCGCGAGTGCGTCGCGGCAGATGATCGGGGTATCGCCTTACATCCTGCGGAAGTTCGAGGATGGAGTTGGCGTCTCGGCGCGCGACGTCTCGTCGATCCTGCTGTGGATGGCCCGCGGCGCGGTTTCTGGTCCGACCGATCCGGTCGATGGCGAAGGATGACGCGCACGGACCCGGTCGCACGGGTGGCCGGGTCCACTGCGGCCGGAACGCGACGCCCGCTCGTGACTGGTCCTTCGTGACCTGCGTCGACTGCCTCGCCGCGCTCCGAGCCGATCACGCCGCGGGGTTGCCGACTCCTATGCCCTCACCGCACCGGACGAGAGGATGAACGCATGGATGCCCCGATACCCCTCAGCTCGCTTCCCGGACCCGAGCACTGGATGGATCGCCGCGAGGAACAGCGCGCGGTCACCGCTGGATCTCGGCCCGGACGCGCGGCCCTCGGATACTCGTCGCATGTCGTCGGGACGCTGCTCGGCCGCTGGTCTGAGCTGGGGACCGTACGCCCCCTGTCGGGCGCCAGCGACGGTCGGGTCGTGACCATCGTCGATATCCAGGTCGACCCGGGAACGTAACTACCCCTCGCGAGTGCGACACGCCGATCTGAGACTCGAACTTGACTCCGGAGTATTGACAGACCCTAACGTCAGAGTTGGCAAGTCGTGGGGGAGCGGAGCGCACACCCACCCAACGACTCGAAGGCCGGTCCGCTGAGCGTCACCCCCACCTCATCCCGGGGGAGTGCTCGTGAGGACCGGCCTTCTGCCTGTCCGGGGATAACCGACCCCGTCGACTGAGTGGCTCCCGCGGCCGGTGAGTGTCCGATCCAGATGCCCGGCCGCGGGAGCGCCAGTCACATGAAGTCGATCGCGAGGAGCACGAGGCCCGCGGCCGACGACAGCAGCAGGACCCACTGCCGCCGCAGCTCGACGCCCGACCGGACATGCCCCGACATCGCGGCCTGGATCTCGACGTCGGTGTAAGACGGCCCCTTCTCGTCGAGCCCGTTCGCCGCGAGCAGCATCCGCTTCACCCGCTGCTGCTCGAGTCCGGCGAGAGAGATGTCCGCCGGGCGCGTTCCCTCGGCCTGCTCGGCACGGATGCGGTTGTAGTGCTCGTTCGCGATCTCTGCGACCCGGTAGCGCGTCCGCTTCTCGTTCGACGAGCGCATCTGCTCGACGAGGTACGAGCCCGCGACGTACAGCGAGCCGATGATCGGGACGACGGCGGCGAGGAATGCGAGCACGATCCGAGGCTAGGGGGTCGACGTGGCGTCAGGCGCCAGGACGAACACTCGCCGGCAGCACAAGCAGCGCGCCGAGTTCCGCGTCGAGTGTGAGGAAGCGAACGCGCCGTGCTGGATCTGCGGCCTCCCGATTGATTACGCCGCAGCGTGGGACGACTGGGCGAACGACGACCGGTTCCAGGAAGACCACTACTGGCCGGTCTCGACCCATCCCGAGATGCAGGACGACCCCGAGAACAAGCGCCCGTCGCACGCCGGATGCAACCGCGAGCGAGGGAACGGCGCACCCGTCGTCGACCTCGGCATCCCGTCCCGAGAGTGGGCATGATGTCCTGCCGCTGCGGTGACCCCGGATGCGACCTGCCCACCCCACCACGCCCGAACGGAGGTCCCGATGCCGAACCTCGAGATCTACCAGCGCGGTGACGGCCGCTGGGCATGGCGACTCCGCGCCGGCAATGGCGCCATCATCGCGACCGACGGCGGGCAGGGGTACGAGAAGCGCGCCGACTGCGCCCGCATCGCCGACGCCGTCACCTCCGGCATGTACGCCGAGGACGGGTGCACCGCCGCCGCCCGGTTCGAGCGCATCCGGGAGGCGCTCCCGTGGTGGGAGTCCGTAGGTCGGCCGCACGTCGACGGCGCCCTGCTCGCCCGCACGATCCGCCGCATCGTCGACCCGCCCACCGAAGGGACCAGCACATGAACGCCACGCTCGCCAGCATCTCCGGCACCGTCACCATCCAGCTCGACGGAGGCGAGGAGGTCGCCGTCGGCACGTTCGAGGTCCCGGTCACCGCGACGCTGGACGTCGAGTCCGGGCACGCGACGCTGAACGCCGCGCAGCCCGAGGAGATCCTCGCCGCCGCAGCCGCCGCCCTGCACGACGTCGCATCCCGGATGCTCGACGACCTGCCGACGGCCGGGGTGATCTACTCCGACGTGCTGCTCGACGCGACGCCGGCCGAGGACGCGAACGTCATCCGCTGCGCGCAGTGCGACGAGACGATCGCATACCCCGGGAAGGCCATCCTCGAGCACGTCGACGGGGGAGGACACGTCTTCTCGCCCACCCTCGGCGGCTGACCATGCGCCGTCGCCGCGACCTGGCCCCACGTGAGCGCCCGCCCATGCCACAGTCCGCCGCGAGTGGGTCCACCCCGACACGCTCGTCCGCATCGCCTGCGACGAGATGCCCGACGAGCTACTACCTGCACGAGTTCAGCAGCGACGCCGCGACACGCCTACGCCTCTACGCCGGGATCACGGTCCACCAACCCGCCCGCGTCCTCGCCTTCACCAACGCCTGACCCCCACCCCTCGAAAAATCCAGACACGGACCGGGAGGGGGGACCACCACGGGGGAGGTGATCCTCTCCCCCCGGACCTCGGTTCCGGATTCCCACCCTCCGGGAGGTGCTCATGGCTTCTCGTCAGTGCCTCGTCGAGGTGAATCGGACGATCCGCGCGGCGGGGCTGGACGAGGACGGTGTGCACGCGGCGCTCATCGGGATGGCGCGGAATCTTGCGCGTCGTGTGGACAAGGTCGGCCCCGACGAGGCGCCGCTGAACCTGCTCCGTCTGTACGACTCGGCGATCACGAAGCTCGAGCGCGCTGCGGCGCCGAAGCCGGTCCCGAAACCGACGCGAGATGCGGCCGAGACCGAAGCGACGGCGGATGCCGCGCCTGCTGGTCCGCCGGATCTCAAGATCGTGGAGGAGTCGCCCCTTGCCCGTATCCGTCGAGAGAAGGCCGAAGCCCGCGCGGCCGTCGGATGACTCCGTCTACGGGCAGGCGGTCTACGCCGACGCGAAGCGGTACGGCCGGCACGTCGGGTCGACAGAGCCTCGGCTGTGCACGCAGCCGCTGCGGGAGCTGACACCGGAGACGTCGCACGGATTCTCGGTGATTGAGTTCGCTCTCGCCGTGCTCGGCATCACGCTCTACCCGTGGCAGAAGGCTCTGCTCATCCGCGCGCTCGAGCTGAACGAGGACGGGACCTACCGGTTCCGGAAGGTGTTCGTCCTCGTCGGTCGACAGAACGGGAAGACGACGCTCCTCACTGTGCTCGCCCTGTGGTGGCTGTTCACCGATGCGGACGCGTTCCCCGAGCACCTGCCGGCTGAGGAGTTCCTCATCCTCGGCACGGCGCAGAACCTCGACATCGCCGAGGAGGCGTGGGACGCCGCGCTCAAGCGCTGCGACCCGAACCCGGACGAGGACGATCAGCGCTTCGTCGTCGACGACCTCGCGACCGAGACGCGCAAGCCGGTGAAGACGAACGGCAAGAAGTCGCTCCGCCTCCGGAACGGCGCGAAGTACGAGCCCCGCGCGGCGTCGCGCATGGGTGGCCGAGGCAAGTCCGCGGCCCGCGTGATCATGGACGAGATGCGCGAGCAGCACACCTGGGACGTGTGGGGCTCGGTGTCGAAGACGAAGAACGCCATCTTCAACTCGCAGCTCTGGGGTATCTCCTCGGCCGGCGACGCGAAGTCGATCGTCCTGCGCACGCTGCGGGACGGAGCGATCAAGACGATCCAGGAGTACGAGCGCTACGTCGACAGCGGCCTGCAGTCGCTCGAGGAGTTCGCGAACACGCACGACATCGCGACCGCGCTGTTCGAGTGGTCCGCCGAGCCGGGGCGCCCGCTGCTCGACATCGACGGCATCCTGCAGTCGAACCCGTCCGTCGGCTACAAGCCGATGTTCTTCGACTCGATCTGGTCCGACCTGCTCGGCGACGAGCCGGAGGCCACGAAGCGCACGGAGATCCTGTGCGACTGGGTGAACTCCCGCGTCGAGCCCTACCTCGATGGAGCGAGCTGGGCAGAGTCCGCCGACGCGCCGGTCGTCGACGACGACGGCGTGATCGTCGACCTCGGCTCCCTCATCGCAGAGTCGTCGCGGATGGTGATGGGCATCGACGTGCACCGCGAGAAGCGGCTCACCCGGTCCAGCATCGGCGTCGCCGGCTACCGCGACGACGGCCGCGTGCACCTCGAGCTGATCGCGCAGCGCACCGGCATGACGTGGGTCGTCAAGCACGCGAAGGCGGTCCGCGCGAAGACCGGCATCAACCAGGTGGCGATCCAGACGAAGGGCTGCGACGCGGCCGACCTCGTCTCGCTGCTGCAGGAAGCAGGGTTCGACATCGTCGACATCTCGGCCACCGTGCTGCTGACGTCGGCGGGACGACTCAGCGACCGGATGCGTGAGGACAAGATCCGGCATCGGTCGCAGGGTCCCCTCGACCTGGCGATCGCGAACGGCGCGACGAAGTCTCTCAGCGGCATGCCGGTGTGGGACCGCGACGCTTCGCCGGTCGACATCGCTCCGGTGGTGGCCGTGAACTACGCGCTCATCGGACTCGAGTCGTTCAAGCCCGCCAAGAAGAAGCCCGCACCGCCGCCACCCCCGGCGCGCGTCATCACCCGCGACGACGTCGAGAGCACCGCTGAGGCGGACGTTCTAACCGCCGCGTTCTGACAGGAGGCCCCCGTGACGGAGATCGGACACCAGAGCGGAGGGCTCCCCGGGTGGGCGGGCATGCTCGCCGAAATCGCCGAGACGAACCCGGATCTCGTGTGGCCGCTCTCCATCGATGTCTACGACCGGATGCGCCGCGAGGACCCGCAGGTGATGTCGGTGCTCATGGCCGTGATCCTCCCGCTCCTCGAGTCGGAGTGGCGGCTCGACGCAACGGGCGTTCGCGACGAGGTGGCGGAGCACGTCGCGAACGACCTCGACCTCGCCATCGTCGGCAAGGAGCGGAAGGCCCCGCTGCGGACGAAGGGTCGGTTCTCGTGGGATGAGTTCCTGCGCCTCGCGCTGCTCGAGCTGGTGTTCGGCCACTCGGTCTTCGAGCAGGTGTACGACGTCGACGCGACGAACCGCGCCCACCTCCGCAAGCTCGCGTGGCGCCCGCCCCGCACGATCGCCGACTTCAAGACGGCGCGCGACGGCGGGCTCGAGGCCATCGTCCAGCACGGCGCCGGCACCCGCACCGCGGTCGGTCCGGGCGGCACGCAGGTGCTGGGCGGCTCGATCACGAGTGGCGTCACGATCCCGATCGACCGTCTGGTCGTGTTCGTGAACGAGCGCGAGGGCGCGAACTGGATCGGTGTCTCGCTTCTCCGATCCGCCTACAAGATGTGGCTCCTCAAGGACCGCACCCTCCGAGTGCAGGCGCTGGCCGCAGAACGCAACGGGCTCGGCCTGCCGGCCTACACGAGTGCACCGCCGCCCGATCTCAGCGACGACGACAAGGTCCTCGAGTGGCTGAACGACGAGATCTCCCGCGGGCTCAAGGTCGCGAAGGACGCGCGAGCTGGCGACGCCGCGGGCGTCTCGCTGCCGCATGGGGCTCAGTTCGACTTCAAGGGCGTGACCGGCAAGGTCCCGGATCTCGACAAGCAGATCCGGTACTACGACGAGCAGATCGGCCGCGGCGCACTGACTCACTTCCTCAACCTCGGGGGCGACGACTCCACCGGGTCGTACGCGCTGGGCGACACGTTCGCGAACTTCTTCACGAAGTCGCTCAACTCACGGGCCCGACAGATCGCCACGGTCGTGCAGCAGCACGTCATCGAGGACCTCGTCGACGCGAACTGGGGACCGACCGAGCCGGCGCCGCGGCTCATCCCGCCGAAGATCGGCGCCGAGCACCCGGCCACCGCTGAGGCGATCCGAGCCCTGCTCGACTCCGGCGCGATCCGTTGGAACCCCGCGCTCGAGTCTCACCTCCGTGCGCTCTACGGGCTTCCCGTCATGGACGAGACGACCGAGTCGGAGAACAGCGACGAGCAGACCGAGACCGAGAAGGCGCGCGACGTGGCCGAGATCGTGCAGAAGGTCTACCTCGGCGTCGGCACGGTCCTGAGCAAGAAGGAAGCGCGCGACATCGTGCGCAAGGCCGGCGCCGATCTCGGTCCGGATGACGACGAAGCCGAGGAGGCAGCATGACCAAGCGCGACAGTCGGTACTGGGGCAAGCTCCCGGTCCCCGAGTCGAAGGCGGAGTTCTTCAACGCCGTGACCACCCCCGCCCCGAGCGGCGACGGCACGGTCGCGACCATCCGCCTCTACGGACCGATCGACTCCTGGGGCGGCTACTGGGGCGTCTCGGCGAAGGACGTCAGCGCCGTGCTCGACGCGCTCCCGAAGTCCGTCGACAAGATCGTGCTGCGGATCAACTCGCCGGGTGGCGAGGTGTTCGAGGGCGTGTCGATCCTGAACATGCTCCGGGCGCATAAGGCCACCGTGACGGCAGTCGTCGACGGGCGCGCGGCATCCGCCGCATCCGTGATCGCGGCCGGCTGCAACGAGTGCGTGATGTCGCCCGGCACGCAGATGATGATCCACTCGCCATCGGTCATCGCCTGGGGCAACTCGACCGTGCTCCGCAAGCAGGCCGACATCCTCGACGGGATCGAGAAGTCGATCATCGAGATCTACACGGCGAAGGCCGGCGAGAAGGACTGGGCGACGCTACTCGCCGACGAAACCTGGATGACCGCCACCGCGGCGGTCGAGCAGGGCCTCGCGGACCGCGTCGGAGTGGTCGAGGACTCCGGTCCCGTCGACACCGTCGGTGACGACGATGAGACGGTCCTCATCCCCGACGAGGACGAGCCGGAAGACTCCGCTGCCCGCCTCGTCGTGTTCGCGTCCGAGGCTCGCCCCTCGGCCCACAAGCTCCCGGTCTCGACCGAGTCGGGTGAACCCCACCGAAAGGAAAACGTCATGGGTTATGACGACCTCAAGGCTGGTCTCGCGCAGCGGCTCGGTGTGACCGATGCCGCTGCTTCCGACGACGTGCTGCTCAGCGCGCTCGACGGCAAGCTCGCGGAACCCGCACCCACCGCTGCCGCAGCGCCCCCGATCCCGAAGGGTGCGGTCGTCGTGGACGGCGCCGCGTTCGAGGAGATGAAGGCGCAGGCCGCTCTCGGCGCCACGGCGCGCGAGGAGCAGATCAAGGCGCGTCGCGACGAGTTCGTGGCGACGGCGCTCCGCGAGGGCCGCATCGTCGCCGCGTCGAAGGACGCCTGGCGCGAGGCGCTCGACGAGAACGAGGAGCGCTTCACCGCGGTCATCAACGGATTCCCGAAGAACACCGCTCTCGCGGTGACCGAACTGGGGCACTCGGACGAGGTGACCGACTCGGAGTCGGCCCTCCACGACCGCGTGTACCCCTCCGCACAGAAGGTCGAGGCCTGATCATGGCGAAGTCCTACCTCCCGCTGTTCCGCCCGGGCGACACCGTCACCTTTGGCGTCACGTCCGCCGTCACCGCCGGCTCTCCCGTCGAGGTCGGCACCGCCGACATGACGGTCGCGCCCGCTGCCGCCGCATCCGCGAAGGTGGTCGGCGTCGCCGGGCACGACGCGGCCGTCGGCGACAAGCTCACCGTCGAGGTGGGCAAGCCCATCCACGAGCTGATCGCCCTGGGTGCCGTCACCCGCGGCCAGCGCCTCGAGGCCGGAGGCGCGGGCAAGGTCCGCACCCTCGCCGCGGGCGCCGCGGTCTACCTCGCCCTCACGTCCGCCGCGGATGGCGCCGCCGTCCGTGCCATCCAGCTCTAGAAAGGAGAGACGGACATGCAGACCTATCCGAACACCGCGAGCCAGCTCGCGAACGTCACCGCCGCGGACGTCATCGCATTCCTCAAGTCGCCGACGCTCGTCGCTCGGCGCTTCGGGGAGATCCTGACCGCGCAGCAGTTCCTCGGCCTCTACCTGCTGACGAAGCGCTTCACGATCCAGGGCGGCTCGATCGGCGTCCCGAAGAACGAGGTCATCCGCGCGCAGCGGGGCGCCGAGGTCGTGGCACCGGGCAGCGAGTACAAGCTCACGCCGATGTCGCAGGAAGAGTACGAGTTCTACCAGGCGGCGAAGGAGGGCCTCGCGACCGAGGTCACCGACGAGCAGGTCACCCGCCTGCTGCGCTCGCCCGTCGACGACGCGTTCACCTTCCTGCAGACCGAACTGGTCTTCGCGGCCAACGAGATGGCGCTCGGCGTGGTCGCCTCCTCGGTGACCAACACCCTCGCCGCGGGCGCCGCCTGGACCACCGGCAAGCAGGTGTACAAGGACGCGCTGCGCATCAAGGCGCGCACTCGTGCGCAGAAGCTCGGCTACGACATCGACACCGTCGTGCTCCCCGGCGAGCTGTACGCGGAGGTCATCCCCGAGCTGCTCGACATCCTGCCGAAGGACGACCGCCAGGCGCTCACGGACGGCTTCCCGACCGTGGCCGGCATCACCTGGATCTCGGACGACGGCGACGATCTGCCCGACCCGCTGTTCCTCGACCGGCGTCGCTTCGGCGGCATCGCGCGTGAGCAGATCGTCACGCCCGAGATGCGCCACATCGGCGGCGACACGGGCGTGGAGATCGCGGCCATCCGCGAGGCGAAGGCGGAGAAGACCCGCCTGCAGGCTCGCAACGTGCACGTGCCGCTCGTGACCGACCCGCTGTCCGCGTTCTACCTGACCGGGACGGAGTGACCATGACGCTGCACATCGCAACGGCCACGGTCGTGAAGGTCTCCATCGGTGGCCCCGGCAGCAACAGCGTGGCCGTCTTCGTCCGCCGCGGCGAACTCGTCCCGCAGGGCGTGTCCGAGGAGCAGCTCGAGCGACTGGTGAAGCAGGGCTTCATCGAGGAGTACGAGCTGCCCGAGGTCGAGCCCGAGCCGGTCGCCTTCTCGCAGGACGACGTCGACGCCGCGGTCAAGGCCGCGACCGACGCGCAGTCCGCTGCGCTGGCGCAGGCGAAGGCCGACGCCGTCGCAGCACGAGCCGACGCCGATCAGGCGAAGGCCGAGCTGGCGACGGCTCGGCAGGCGCCGAAGACGTCCGCCAAGTAGTCCCGACCTTCGGGTCGAGATGCAAGACAGGAACGACCCCCGGCCGTGGGCACCGGGGGTCGTTCCGCCTCCTGCCGTGGCGAGTGCCACGCGCCCCGCTGACGCGCTCGGCGGGCATACCCGCACAGTCACGCCGTCGCGGCGCTGACAGCGCTCAGCAGGGCGCAGACGAGAGGAGTCCCGCATGGCGTTCGCACTCAACATCGGGGGAGTGGATGCCGACGTGATCGGCGGCGACAAGGACCTCGCGATCCGTCTCATCCTCCGAGCCCGACAGCTGGCACCCTGCCTGCCCGAGTTCGACGACGACACCCCCGAGCGCACCGCGGTCGTCGCGATCCTCAAGGGCGTGGCCGCGCGGGCGGCTTCCATCGGGACCGGCACGATCGCATCGCAGGGACGCAACGGCACGAACCGTAGCTACCGCGACGTGCGCTCCGCATTCTTCCCCGAGGACATCTCGGGTCTCCGACTCCTCTGCCCGGACGGCGCGACGCAGCCCACCCGAGCGATGCCCGTCGGATCGTTCCCCACCGAGCGCCCCCTGTCGAAGCTGTTCCCCGAGGGCGGCTACTCGTGAGCGACGACGCGTTCTGGTTCCCTCACACCGTCCGCATCCGGCCCATGCGCAAGGGCGCCGGCATGGGCCCGCGCCTCAGCGCCACCGACCCGCCGGCTACCCGCGCCGAGGTCGACGACTCGTTCCGCATGATCCGCGGCGTCGACGGCGTGCAGGTCGCATCGTCCGCGCGGGTCACCGTGGCCGTTGACGTCGACGCGCCCCTCGGGTCCGAGGTCACCCTGTGGCCCGGCCGCGCCGTCGAGCGCACCGCCGTCGTGATCGCGGTGTCGCGTGAGGAGAACGGCGACGACCTGCCGTCGCAGCTCGTCCTGTCCCTCGAGTGAGGAGGTCGCCGTGAAGATGCACCGCGCACTCTCGGACACGATCCTGAACGCCGCCGACGACGGCCTCCGACAGGCCGGCCGCGACGTCCTCAAGGCCGCGCGAGCCCGCGTGCCCGTCGACGACAAGGTCCTCTGGCGCTCCGGGAAGGTCGTCGTCGGCGAGGCCGGTGAGGTCGAGGTGATCTTCGACGCGCCCCACGCCTGGCTGCAGCACGAGAAGACCGAGTACGAGCACCCGAACGGCGGCGAGGCGAAGTACCTCGAGACCGCCGCGCTCGAGACCGACGTCGCGAAGCCGGTCGCCGACCATATCCGGGCGGTGCTTCGTGCAGATTGACGACGCCGCGCTGACGTACCGCCTGTGCGAGATCCTCGGCGGCGTCCCCGGGTGGTCGTGGGTCGCTGACCCGGACGCACCGGACTACACGCAGGACGTCGTCGGCATCCGCTACGGCGCGACGCAGGACACCCCGAACCGAACGATCGGCGTCCGCGTCTACGCATCGACCGACGACGACCTCTCCGTGCGCCGCGTGCAGCTCCGGCTGCGCGGAGCACCCTACGACCCGGCCGGCGCCGACGTTCTCGCGGGCGTCGCCTTCGTCGTGCTGCACGGACTCTCCCGGGTGGGAGGGATCAGCGACATCCGTCGCATCTCGCAGGGGCCCCTCGGGGCCGACACCAAGGGCCGCGAGGAGCGGTCCGACAACTACCAGATCATCCTCGACAACCCGGAGGCAATCCAATGAACCCGCAGACTCAGCTCCCCGCCGGCACGACGCTCGGAAAGAGCTTCGAGTACGGCATCGACGTCAACCTCGGCACGTACGACGCGCCCCTCTGGCAGGCCGTCCGACGCATGTTCGGCTACCAGCCCGCCGACACCGAGACCACGCAGGACGCGCAGACGTACGACGACCTCGGCTCGCCGAACTCGGACGTCACGGCGCGCGGCTTCGGCCACTCGTTCAACACGCAGGTGAACCGCTCGCTCGCGACCGGCCGGTACCTGCCGGAGATCGAGGCGCTGCTCGCCCGCACACGCCCGGGTGCCGTCGGCGAGTTGGCGGTCATCGACTACCGCTGGTACCACAAGCCGCAGTTCGGAACCCCGAACCCCGAAGACGCCGGCCGCGGCTTCGCGACCGTCGCCAAGTCCCGTCAGAACACGGGCCCCGGCGGCGAGATCGAGGTCCTCGGATGGACGCTCTCGGGGAAGGGCTCCTACGAGGAGATCTCGAACCCGTTCACCGGCTGGAACGCGACCGCGCCGCTGGTCGCCTCCGTCACCGGTCCAGGCGGCAACATCCCCACCGACAACGACCTGCTGTCCGTCACGGGCTCCGGTCTGCTCGGCGCGACGGCCGTCACCATCGAGGGCGCACCGGTCGAGTTCCTGCCCGTCAGCGCCGTGTCCCTCGTGGCGCAGCTCCCGGTCGGTGACGCGGGCGACGTCGACATCGTCGTCACCACGGCAGGCGGCGCCTCGGCTCCGTTCACCTTCACCCGCGGGGCCTGATCGTGAGCGCTGTCGACTTCACGGAGTGGGCGGCGCCGGATCTCGTCTTCGTCAACCTCGGGGCTGACTCCGAGGGAAACGGGGGGCACACCTTCCGGGTGCGCCCCCCGTCCGTCGAGGACTCGGCGAAGGTGCTCGCTCTCGCCGTCCGCGGCGAGGTGAACATGGGCGTCGTCTCCGGGGTCGAGATCCCCGAGCCGATCCAGGAAGTCCTCGACTCGATCGAGGCGGGGGATCACCCCGCGCTCGGCGCCTCGTTCTACGAGATGCGCGACGCCGGCATCTCGTCGGCGACGATCGACCGGGCCGCGTACTACGCGATCTTCTACTGGGCGCGCGGCAAGCGGTACGCCGACGCGCTCGCGAAACTCATGTGGTCACCGCGCAACGCCGAGGGGCAGGGCGCCGGGTCGTCCGGTGATGCCCCGCGAAAAGGCTAGTCACGGCCGAGGACTGGGCGCCGTTCGCGGCACCCGGCGCGGTCGCTGACGAGGACGGCTGGTACTCGGACTACCTGCCCGTCCCTGCCGAGCTGCTCCCCGACGCACCGACGGAGACCGCATCCGGAGCGGACCCGGCGGCGAGCACGGTCGACGACTCGCTGTACGCGATCGTCACGCACTGGCGACTCGTCGTCGCGGATCTCCTCGACCTCGGGATCGACCTGTGGTCCGACGACGTGCGCGCGCGGCCGTGGCCCGGCATCCGAACGCTGATCTTCTCCCTGCTCGAACCGGACTCCACGTCCCGGCTGCGGCGGGCTCTCACCAGGAGGTGACGTCGCATGCGCGCAGGTGAAGTCGAGGTTCTGCTCACGGTCGACGACAACGACCTCGCGCGTGCCGAGAAGAACGTCAAGGCCACCGGCCAGCGCATCGAGAAGAAGCCCATCACGCAGAAGGTCGACGCCGACCCGGCCGACGCCCTCGCCGGGATGGACCGCGTCGAGGAGCAGGCGAAGCGGATCGTCTCGTCCGAGGTCGTCGCGCGCGTCGACGCGAACATCGAGAAGGGCGAGAAGAACCTCGCCCGCATCCAGGGGAACCTCGACTACCTGCGGTCGGTGTCCACCGAACTCGACGTGTCCGCTGACATCCGACGCGCCGAGGCGAACCTCCGCCGCGTCGAGGGGAATCTCAACGGACTCCGCGGTGCCCGCGCCACGATGGAGGTCGACGCCGACACGTCATCCGCCGAGGCCGCTCTCGACGAGGTCGCGGACTCCGCGGAGGAAGCCGGCGGCGACGGCGGGCGACGCGGCGGGGCTGCCCTGGTGAGCGGTATCGTCGCCGGCCTGGCGAGCATCCCCATCGCAGGCGCCGTCGCGAAGATAGGGCACACCGCGGCCGACGTGCTGATCAACGAGTTCCAGTCCGCGCTGCAGATCGAGGTCCGCCAGGACCGCCTCGAGGGCTTGACTGGCATCAGCGAGGACTCCGCGGCCCGCTTCGCGCGGGTGGCCGGCGAGGCCTACGCGAACAACTTCGGCGAGTCGATCGAGTCGAACATGAACACCACGCGGCTCGCTCTGCAGTTCGATCTGATCGACGAGGACGCCACGACGCGCGATGCGCAGAAGGTCGTCGAGGGACTGGGCGGTATCGCCGACGTCCTCGACGAAGACGTAACCCGGTCGGCGACCGCGGTGTCCGTGCTGCTCAGCAGCGGCATGGCGAACTCGGCGCTCCGCGCGTACGACCTCCTCGCGACCGGCGCCCGCGAGGGCCTGAACCGGAACGAGGACCTCCTCGACACCCTCACCGAGTACCCGGTCGTCCTGCGGCGTCTCGGGCTCACGGGCGAGGAGATGCTCGGGCTGCTGAATCAGGGCCTCGAGTCCGGCGCTCGGAACACGGACGTCGTCGCCGACGCGCTCAAGGAGTTCCAGATCCGCGCGACCGACGCGTCAACGCTGTCGGCTGCAGGGTTCGAGCGGCTCGGCTTCTCGGCGGAGGAGATGACGGCCAAGATCGCATCCGGCGGGACCGGCGCCCGCGAGGGTCTGCAGCAGGTGCTCGACAAGCTCCGCGAGACCGAGGACCCCGTGGTCCGCAACGCCGCGGCCGTCGAGCTGTTCGGCACCAAGGCGGAGGACCTCGGCGCTGCGCTGTTCTCGCTCGACCTGACCAGCGCCGTCGACCAGCTCAACGGCGTGCAGGGCGCGGCCGACCGGATGTTCAGCACCCTCGCCGATAACGACTCGTCTCGCATCGCTCAGGCGCAGCGGAACATCGAGATCGCGGCCGAGGGGATCAAGGGTGCTCTCGCGTCCGCGTTCTCTGAGCCCCTCGGCGACGTCGCGGAGTGGGTCTCGCAGAACCGTGGTCCCGTGCTGCAGTTCTTCCTCGACCTCGCGAACGGGGCGCTCGACTTCGGCGAGTCCGTCGTCGAGAGTGCAGCCGCGGGAACGGAGGCCTTCGGGTCCTTCGTCGCTGGTCCGCTCGCGGACACGGTCGACGGCATCGCGGCCCTGATCGACGCAGTGAACGGCTTCGAAGGGCGACCTGCCGAACTCGACAAGCTGCGCGACAGCATGCGCGGGTTCGACGAGCAGACGGACATCGCGGCCGACACCATGCGAGAGAACCTCGGATCGGCGCTCGACGAGGCACGCGGCAAGCTGAACGAGTTCGGCGAGCCCGCGGTCGCAATGGGCTTCCTGAACGACGCCTCGCTGCGGCTCGCCACGGCGATCGACGGCGTCGGCTACTCGGCGGACGGATCACGACTCCTGCTCGAGGGCTTCGACGCGAGCAACGCTCGGGCCTCTGAGTCCGGCGCCCTGCTCGAGGACCAGGTGCGCGGCGCGATCGCTGCACTGTCCGAGGAAGTGTCCGCAGCTCAGGCCGCGGGCGAGAGCCAGGAAGCCCTGACCGGGCGGTACCAATCCGCGACGAGCGCGCTGCAGTCGCAGCTCGAGGCGATGGGACTCACCGAGGACCAGGCGCGCGCGCTCATCGACACGGTCCTGCAGACGCCACCCTCCGCGACGACGGCCTACAGCTCGAACGCGACAGACGAGCAGGCCAAGGTGCAGAACCTCGCTACCCGCGTGGAGACCCTGCCCGACGGGACGATCGTGATCAACGCGGACGCCTCGCCTGCGCAGCGCGCGATCGACGCAATCAAGCTCGCGCTGTCCACCGTGGCGAACACCTTCGCGAATCTCGGCAGCGGGCGCATCGGCAGCGGTGGCACGTTCCCGGGACGCGCGTGGGGTGGCCCGATCTTCGGAGCGGGTGGTCCGCGCGACGATCTGGTGCCGATCATGGCGTCCAACGGCGAGCACATGCTCACGGCTGCGGAGGTCGACGCGGCCGGCGGTCACGCGGGTGTGTTCCGGCTGCGTCAGGCGCTGCTGTCCGGCGTACTGCGGCTCGCTGACGGCGGGCCCGTGGTGCCGGCGTCGACGTGGCGGACGGACGTGCCAGCGATGGCCGCGCCGATCGTGGTGTCGGCGGGTGCCGCGCCTCGGCAGCAGTCGGGGCCGCTGGTGCAGGTCGTGGACAACGCGACGTACTTCGCATTCGACCCGCGCGACATCGAGCGCCAGCGGGACGAGAAGCTGCGGCGCGCTGTTCAGTCGCTGCCCAAACGGTAGGAGGCCGAGTTGACCATCATCCTGTCGTCGCCGCTGACCCCGCCGGAGGCCGCGGCAGTCGCCCGCGCGTCGAACCGGCCGATGAAGTGGGTCGGCTTCGATGGCTCGGAGTGGCAGCTCACACGGCCCGGGAACCCGAATCCGCGGATGGCGCCCGGCGTGAAGGGGCTGCACATGCCCCCGATGCAGGTGCACTCGTCGTCGTCGCCGCTCGTACCCGGTGTTGAACTCACCGGGTACGAGCTGCCCGCGCGGCCGGTGTACTGGCCGCTCATGTTCCGGGCGGCGTCCGCGGATCTGTGGGAGGCGGATCACGCGGGGTTCTTCGACTCGTTCCACCCGATCCTCGAGGGGACGTGGACCGTCGGCGATGGCGACCTCGCGCGAAGTCTGCCCCTGACCGGGTCGTTCGACGGGTCTTACTCGTTCGATCACGACCCGTTCGTGACCGGGCATGCGCTGATCGGCGTGGAGTTGCTCGCACCGCGGCCGCTCTGGCGTGGCCGCGAGGTGTCCCGGAAGTTCGAGGGACCGAAGTCGACCCCATTCATCCCGGAGGGTGGGGGTCCGCCGTTCCACATCACGCCCGGGTCGTCGTTCCAGAACGCCGAGATCCGGAACCCGGGGGACGAGCCGAGCTATCTGACCTGGACGCTGAGCGACGAGTTCGAGGCGGGCGCGAAGCTCGGCTTCGGCGAGGCGCTGATCGAGATCCCGTTCGCGCTCACGGCCGGCGACGTGCTCGTGATCAACACGGACCCGTCGAGCCAGTACGCGACGCTGAACGGCGTCGACTGCGCTAAGGCACTCGGGTTCCAGATCTTCGCTCCCATCCCCGCACGCGGCGTCACACCACTCGTCATCGGCACCTCCGGGTCCGGGACGGTGCGCGCATCGCACACCCCGCTGTATTGGAGGGCGTTCTAGTGCGACGCCGGACACTGATCGCCGAGTTCCTGACCGGCGACAACGAGTTCATCCGGCAGGCGATCGGGATCAAGACGACCGCCTCGCTCCGATGGAACGCGGTGTCGACCGCCGTGCTGTCCCTCAAGGACACGCACCCCGTGCTCTCCGACCTGCTGACCGAGCCCGGCGCCCGCTGCGCCCTCTGGATGGCAACCGTCAACGGCAACTCGCTCACGAGGCGGCGCCTGCTCGAGGGCAGGGTCGGTGAGATCTCGGGGGAGGGGTCGCCGTTCGGGACGATCGACATCCCCGTCGCCGACGACTTCGACGACCTCGGGTCACTCCTCGGGTGGCAGGTGCCCGGCGCACCCGCCACCGGACAGGGCGCCGCCGAATACTGGCGGATGACGGCGCCGTCCGACACCCGGGCGCTGGCCGCGATCGCCGCGAACGCCGCCCGCCTCAGCCGACCGTGGGACGTCGCACCCTCCGAGGGCCTCGGCACCTCGGCGCCCGTCGAGCTGCGGATGGACGCTCTCGCGGAGAGCATCATCCCGCCACTCATCGCCGACCGCCTGCAGCTCACGATCGGCCGCGACCGCGCCACGAACCGATGGGACGTGGCCGTCCGCCCCGGCGAGCTATTCGCCCGCCCGGTGACACCGCAGTCCGGAGTCCTCAAGCAGTGGGCATGGGTGAACAAGCCCGCCACCGCGACGCGCGCGATCGTCGGCGGCCGCGGCGACGGCACCGCACGGCAGTTCCTGCTCGTCGTCGACGAGGCGCTCGAGGCCGAGATGGGCACGCAGCTCGAGATCTTCGTCGACGCCCGCAACGCCGAGGAGGGCGCCGACCTCGAACCGTACGGTCGCGCGGCACTCGCGAAGCACGCGGCGAGCGCGGGCTTCACCGCGGCGTTGCAGGAGGCGTCCTGGTTCCGCTACGCCGAGACGTTCGAGCTGGGCGATCGCCTGCCTGTGAAGGTCGGCGCGCTCGAGTTCGAGGACGTCATCTCCCAGGTCGACATCACGCACGACACCCGCAGCGGCTTCGTCGTCGTCCCGACCGTGGGCATCGCCCCGCGCGACCCGCAGTCGCAGCTCATCGAGTACGTCCGCGACATGGCTACGGCCGTCCGTGAGATCGAGAGAAGGTAACCATGATCACCAGCGCAGGGTACGACGGCTCCGTCAACGAGCCGCAGTGGTCCGATCTGCTGTCGCTGGCCGGTGGGCGCCAGTACGGCGTCCTCGACCCGGCGTCCTGGCGGGCGACCATCGGTGCCGCCGACCGTGAGGTGCGGCTCTCGCCCGGCCGCGGCTTCGGCTACGGCATCCGGGACGCGTCCGACGCCGAGGAGTCCGTCACCCTGGCGCCCGTCGCGGCCGGCTCCCGCTGGGACCTGATCACGATGCGGCGCGATTGGGACGAGAACGTCTCCGCCTTCCACGTCGTGCAAGGCTCATCGGCGAAAGAGATCCCGACGCGCGAGACCACGTTCGCCGAGCTGGACGATCAGCCCCTGTGGCTCGCACGGGTGCAGGCGGGCTTCTCGCAGGTGCGCGAGCTGATCGACCTGCGGGTCTGGGGAGGCGACGGTGGCGCGTTCGCGACGGACGAGCTTGTGCTGCAGTACCTCAATCGGCTCGGCACGCGCGTTCGCATCGGCGGACGGGAGTGGTCCCGAGTGTTGGACTCGCTGGGGACACCGTCCTGGGCGGTGACCGGTGCGGAGACACGACATAACGGCAATCCGGGCGCAACCCTCCCAGGCATCGACGTTCCCAGCGGCGTGCTCGCGGTCCAAGGCTTGCAGATCAAGACCGGCATGCTCACCGCCGGCACCACGAGCCTTTACGGCAACGAGTACATGCCCTCGATCGTCTTCGAGCAGGCGTTCCCCAACGGCATCCTCTCGGTGTCGGTACTGCCCGTCTTCGCGGGGATCGCCTCGCCGCTCACTCCACCCATCGCGCCCGGAGTCGACGGCGTGTCCCGCGCAGGTTTCCGCGTGATGTATCCGGGCAGCAGCAACCCGTGGGTGCGCTCGTTCCTGTGGACAGCGATCGGCTACTGAGGAGGACTCATGGCAGTCAGTGGAGAAGCAGCGATCCAGACGATGGTCGCAGCCCGGACGTGGCGCCCGGGCTACTGCCTCGAGGCGGTGTGGCAGGCGTACAAGCGCAACGGTGCCCGCACCTCGCAGGCGGCGCCGACCGCGTTCTCAGGGTGGGAGGGGTCGGGCGGGAAGCATCCCGGCGACCGCAATCCGCCTCGCGGTGTGCCGGTCTGGTTCGGCAGGAAGCCGTCGAGCGCAGCCGGTGATGTCGTGATCTCTCTCGGCGGTGGTCAGGTCCTCGCGACCGACTGGCCCCGCAACGGCGTGATCGGCGTCTGCACGATCGATCAGCGTCAGCGACAGATCGGCCGGCCCTACCTGGGCTGGACCGAAGACATCCTCGGCTACCCGATCGACTTCGGGCAGTCCGCCGCCGGCACCGCGTCGGCTACCGCCGTGAAAGCACCCGCCCCCATCGAGGAGGAAGAAATGTCCGGACCCCTGTTCATCACCCCCAACGTCGTCGCGTTCCCGAACGGATACACGACCTCGCTGGCCGACGACGCGTGGCGTGCGCTCAAGGCACGCTTCGAAAACCCCGACTCTGCCGGCATGAACTGGGCGACCGAATGGGCCGTCGCCCTGTCCTGGCAGGCGGCGGACTTCATGGTCGAGCGCCAGGCGCAGGCCACCGCCGCCGCAGTCCGTGCTGTGCTCGCGAGCGGCGGCATCCAGGTCGACGTCGACGAGGAGCAGATCGGTCGCACCGTCGCCGACGCCCTCGGGTCTCGTCCCGCCAAGATCGAGTTCGACGACGCGACGCTCGAACTCATGGCGAAGAAGAACGCCGACGAGGAGGACCGCCGCGACCGCGAGCGCCTCGCGATCGGCACCGAGCCCTCCGCATGACGCACGGGGGCGTGAGTCGCCGGAGGCGTGCTCTCGCGAGTGCTGTGCTCCTGCGTGTCCGCCTCGTAGCCGCTCAGGCAGTGCTCGCCCCTCGGCGGGTGCTGAACGCGTTCAAGCGGCTCAACGGGGTGGACGTCGCGCACCTCCATGCGAAGGCGGCGGGTGCGGCGTGGGCGGTCATGCTGTTCCTGCTGACGCCGTCGGTCGTCGCGGCGTCCCTTGGGTCGGTGCTCGTGTGGATCATGACGGCCTTCGTCCTGGTCGGCGCGATCGTCTCGTCGACGGGCCTCGTCATCGCCGCGCGCGAGGCGCAGTCCGACCCGGTGCTGCTGCGCGCCGACCTCCGTCGGTCGCTGTTCGGGTTGGGCGTCGAGCTGGTTGGCATCGTCATGATGCTCGTCGGGATCGGCCTGTACTGCGTGACGCAGGCCGTCCTGTCGGCATCGCTGCCGACCGGCGCTGATCGAGTCGCGCTGACCGTGTTCGCGTACTACGCGGGCGCTCAGCTCGGCGCGCGTCTCGCGAGCGTCGTTCACCGTCGCCGCAAGGAGGCGCATCTGGCCGGAACCATCGGAGGAACCACGTGACCCCTGAGCTGCAGTTCGCGCTGCAGATGCTTCTCGGCGGACTGTCGGTACTCGGACTCACGATCACCGGCATCTTCACGTGGCGCGTCGCTCGCGAGAACCGTCGCGCCCGGCAGGACCGGACGCCGGCCGACGCGAACGAGGCGAACAAGATCGCGAACGATCTCATCCTCCGGCTGCTCGACCGCGCGAACGACGACGTCGCCCGCTATCAGACCCTGCTCGACACCGTGTCGGCGGAGGCGGAGACGTACAAGGGCCTCGCCAAGCTCGTGCCCGGTCTGCAGTCCGACCTTGAGCGGGCGGTCCTCGAACGCGACCGTCTCCGCAAGGCCATCCAGTACCTCGAAGCCAAGGCGCGAGTGACCGGCTCGATCTCGTACTCCGAGGTCGTCGAGTGGGCGCAGATCGCGCTCGACCCCGGCGCCGACTCCGCACTGTTCGAGATCCGCATCACCGACGTCCTGCCCGATGGGGTCGAGGACACCGTCACCACTCTCTGACCTGAGGAGGTCACCATGAACGTTCCCGAGATCTGGTTCAAGACGCAGCGCGTGCTGCGCACCGCAATCGCCGTGCTCATCTCCGGTGCCACGACCATCGCCGCCGCCATCCTCGCGGTCGCGGCCGTCGCGCCCGAGGTACTCGCCGAGCTGGCGAAGATCCTGCCCGCATCTTGGATCGCGTGGGCGACCGGCGTCCTCGCCTCGCTCGTCGCGATCGCGTCCGTCGTGACCCGCATTATGGCAATCCCGAAGGTGAACCGCTGGCTGACGAAGATCGGCCTCGGCTCCGTCCCGAAGGACAGCGTCCTCGAGGGCGAAGACGTCGTGCTGCCCGACCCGAAGGTCGTCGGCCGTGTCGCCTACCAGTCCGCGGTCGAATCGCGCCGCGCACTCGGCTGACCCTCCCTACCCCTGACCCGAGAGGAGCGCCGACGTGGCGATCATCGACTACTTCCCGGCGACGCTCGCCGCAGACGGCAACGGCAACGCCGTCAGGAATGCGACGGCACAGGTCTACGCCCTGGCCGACACGACGCTGTCCACGCCGCTCGCGCTCACCGACCTGCAGGGCGTGCCGATGCCCGAGCTGCGGTCCTCGGACCTCGGGATCTACCCGGCGTTCCGGGTCGTAAACCAGACGATGCAGATCGTCGTCGTCTCCGGGTCGCTCCGTACTCCGATGACGTCGCTGTCGGTCTACGCAAACGCCGCAGAAGCGGCTGCCGCGATGGCCTCGGGGAACGCGGGTGCCGCGGCCAGCAGCGCGCAGGCGGCGGAACTCGCTCGGCTGAACGCGGTGGCGGCGCAGGCTGCCGCCGTCGAAGCTGCAGCGGAGGCGGCGGCCGTCGGGAACACGAACGACACCATCACCGAGGGCCTGCTCAAGAACCCGGCCTCCAAGACGGCGACTGCGGTAAGCGCTGCCATTGCTGGGCAGATCGCCGCGTCGGTGGACGACACGGACCTCGCATTCCGGGCCCTCCGGTCTGCGCTCGATGCCGGGCGATCGGTCGCTTTCGGACGGCGTGGTGACTCCACTGGAGACTCAGACGGTTCGAACCCGGCCGATCTTCGATGGGTCACCCGGTACGCCAAGAAGCTTGCCGCCGCTTATCCAGGCATCCGAGTTGAGTCCCGGACGTGGGATCACGCCACTCAGGACTTCCGCCCGCCTGTCGTGTTGCAGGCAGGTTCCGATGGACCCCGCTACGTACGTACCACTACCCGATCACTTCGCTACTACCCCGAGGACGCGAGCAAGACGGCGTTCACGACGGGCAATCTCGACCTCCGCATGAAGGTGCTACCTGACTCCTGGGTGCCGGGCAGCGGCGGAGAGCGGACGCTGATCGCGCGGAAGTTCCCGAACGGGGCATCCGGTTACTCGACCGTCAACCAGTTCAGGTGGCGCCTCTCTCAGAGCGGATTTCTTCGGATTGCGGTGTCGAAGAACGGCACAGGCTGGAACGCCGACTGGGTGTCGTCAGTAGCCGTCACGCCGCCCAGCGATGGCTCACCGATGTGGCTCCGAGTGACCAACGAGATCGTTCCGGGCACCTCTGAGACCTGCAAGTTCTACACCGCAGTCGACAGCGCATTCGGCGCTGCAGCGTTGACATGGACTCAGCTCGGATCGACCCAGTCGTTCTCCGGAGCAGCGTCCGCGATGTTCGCGACCACCGTCTCTCAGCTCGAGATTGGCGCAGAGGACTGGCAGCCGTCCGGCGGCGGTTTCCCCGGCAAGATTTACGAGGTTCAGATCCGCGACGGTGTCAACGGGCCCCTCATCGCTCCCGCGCTCCCGGAACTTTGGGAGCGCTTCGGAGATTCGGCTACAACGATCGGCGGCTCGCCAACGCTCACCGTCATCAATGCCTCACGTTCGGGCAGCGACATGACCTATCACACGGATGCGACGCGGTTGAAGCTCGAGACGCCGAACTACGGCCAGGTGCTTGAGATCTTCGACGACAGCCACAACGAGGTCACGAAGGTCGGCGGCGCGCAGTGGACTAAGCCGTACGCCGACTGGGTTGCCGCAGTCCAGGACCGGCTGCCGCTCGCGTCTGTGGCCGTTGTCGGGCAGAACCCGCACACTTCGGCATGGCCGAACGAAGCCGCTTACGGTCAGGCGCACGTCCGTCGAATTGACGAGCTACGCGCGCTGGCAGGCGTCAAGCGCTGGGGGTTCCTCGACTTCTACGACGCCTACCTGCGCGATCCGCGAGGGTTGGGTGTGCTCATCCAGAGTGACGGCTTACATCCGACGCAGGACGGTTACGAGCTTGCGGCCCTCGTCGCGACGCGACTGACGGGCCTTTGAGATCGGGCGCGACTGATGCGTGCGGGGATTGCACGACCGAAGTCGGCCGTCCCCGCACGCCGCTGGTACAGGGCAAGAGATACGCCGATCGACCACCAGAACGGGACAGCAGCGAACGGTGATTCGAGAACCACCCCGAAGGTGGCTGGAATCAACAACGCGGCAGGTATGAGGGCGGTGAGCAGCGCGAGCGGGTCCGAAGTCAGGACCCGGCGCGAACGCCACGTCCGGCCTAGCGCCATGACGACCGCGGCCCCGACGAGAGCGAGGCCGACAGCGCCCAGACGCGCAAAGGTCCCGATCCAGAAATTGTGAGGAGACCGTGGGACGTCTTCCCCACCCTCCGCGTTGCTGACGAGGAGGATACTGGCACCTGAATCCACAAGGAAGTTCGGCCCGAAGCCGACGCCGACGATCGCGCGCTGTGGATCGTTGAGCGTCCACTCCGCGACAGCATCCCAGGCGTTCGAGCGAGCGCGAGTGGTTCCCGCTGCCCCTTCGGCGACGGTGCTCGATGCGGCAAGGCTGGGGTCAAGCGTGGCTAGGAATTTAGTCCCAACGTCGGTGGTGGGGACGATCGCGATGAAGGCGACCAGGATCAGTGGTGCGACGGAGACGAGTTCGAGCTTTCGTGACTTGCCAGCCTTCGAGCCTGCGAGCACGAGCACGATGGCGAGTGCTGTCGCGGTTGCCGCTCCCAGCACGCCTGCGCGAGTCATCGACAAGAGAATGGCTCCCCAGCATGCGGCGAAGCCAAGAAGGTTAAGGAAGCGCCATCGGCGCGCCTCCAGAGCGCGGGTGAGAAGTAGACCGGCGAGGACCCCGATGAGGGCGCAGTCGACGTCGGGCCGTGGGGAGAAGACGTGGAGGTCCTGCGCGGCTGATAGTTGAGGCAGCAGGAGCGGGAGCGTGGGCACTAGCGCCTGGGCGGTGTACCAGGCGGCGTGCAGTGCGAGTGCCCATGTGAGCAGCTTGACCGTGCGCGACTTCTCTGCTTCCGTTGCGCGCATCGCAGCGTGCCATCCGAGTATCGCGACGGCGATATAGAGGTAAGGCGCGAAGTCGCGGATAGCTTCGAACCCGAGGTTGGCGCCCAGCACAAAACGTGCGATCACCCATACCGAGCACGCCAGAATTAGGATCGGCAGCCGAGCGATACCAAGAGCTGGTCGCGGTGCGCGCCACATCCCGAGCAGGTAGTGGACCGTGGCGGCCCCCAGCAGGATGTCGGTGAGGAACAGCGGAGCTACGCCGATGTAGCTGCCCCACCGCGTTCCGAAGAGAACAAGGGCGACCGCACTCGCTCCCGCGATCAGGGTTGGGACATATGTGCTGCGACGGGGTTCGAGCATCAGGACGTCTCGCGCGTGTGCCACAGGAGCATGGCGCCGAATACCGCCGGTAACGCGCCACCAGCGGTAGCGATGTTGCTACCCATCCCGCCCTCGTCCCATCCGCCGGATAGGACGACGACGGCTGCTGCCCCAGCGGCGCCCAGGATGATGAGGCATACCCCGAGGACCTGTAGTTGACGTCGTCCCATGTTGACGGATTCTACGTGACGGCTACGGCCGCCTCGTCGCTTCGCCAGCGGGCTCGTTGGGTCCCAGCTCGTAGCTGACCGCGGCGCTGACAACTTCGTCTAGACGCACTATCGCTTGGACGAGAAGCTGGATCGAAGCGTTGACGCGGACGGTATTCGGTTCGTCTGCGCACGGCATCAATCCTTCGATGAGTTCACGCGCGATGTGGCTTCCTTCAGGCAGCTGACTGCGAATCGCTTGGTAGACGTCGCGGATCGTCACGGGTGCTTCGGGCATGCCAGAAATGTACTGGCAGTCCAAGGTGCGCACCAAGCGATCCGCGACCCTTGCGTCGAATCGTAACGTGCCGGCCTCATCGCGGTTCTGCGGGTCTTGTCCGCTCCCTCTCGCTACTGCGCTGCGCTAGCGGCGGATCAGGCGTCTCGCCTTCCTGGCGGCATCCCAGAGCGGTGCGCGCCGGACGATACGACGCAGCGCCCGCGTAAGTTCGACGTCGTCGACTCCGTTATTGCGGAGCGCTTCGAGATTTTGCTGAGCGAATAGAGCCGAACCGTGACCCGACCGGTAGCCGTCGAGGACGCGAATGTCGATCGAGTCCGGCAGTGTCTGGCAACGCCCCAGCGCCCCGGCAGCGCGGAGATTGATCATCGTGCGGATGCATTTCTCGCACTCGCCGCAGTTGTACCGTCCGTGCCGGTTCTCCCAGCACACCCGCAGGTGCCTCATCGCGGACGCGTTGCTCGCGATGAACTGGACCTTCTCCGGTCGTGTGGCGTCTTCTCCGTGATGGCGGAGCTGAACCGTGGTTGAGCTCCAAAGTGGGTCGAGTTCGGGGTGTGACCCCCACGCGAACAGTTCGGTGGTGTGATAGCTGGCCGGCACAACAACCCTATGCACAGTGTCGGAGAGCAGCAGTGCCACGGTGGCTAGAGCAGCGCCGTGAAATTTGACGCCCCAGTCGCCGAGGGGATCTGTGACCGTCCTGACATTGGTCGTGACTTCTACGAACGTCAGACCCATCTCCGTCGCGGCATCGCGCGCGCCGGCCCGCGCTGCCTCTGCCAGCTCTGCGTCTCCCGGGTCCACGTCGAAACCGGTGACGAAGATCGCGTGGGAGATTTCCTCGCCTGACGCGACTGCTGAATAGAACGAGTCAACGCCGCCGCTGAAGAACACCCCGGTACCGCGACCCGTCCCAACTGAAGGCGCGTACACCTCGCCGGCGGATACTGCGACAGGTCGCATGTCACGGTGCCAGCCCGCCAGCAGGCGCTGTGCCCGCCGGGCCCCGTCGAGCGCGATCGAGTCGACGCGGCCTGCGATCTCGACAGGCGCGGCCGCTGACATCGCTGTGAGGGTCGCAACCGGAAGCCAGGCAGTGGGCTCCGCGGACAGGACGTGAGTGGTCGACGTGAAGCGAATCGAGTCGCTGGTGCTGCCCAGCCCGCCGATCTTGGCTTCGACTCCGTCCGGCAGGGGTCGCACCGATAGGGACAGCTTGGTCACGGTATCTCCAACTCGACTGGTCCTGTCGCCCGCAAGAAACTTGCGCGAAACGTGTTCGACACACCTTCTCATGCGCGAAGGTCATCCCGCGTCGATACCCAAAGCAGGAAATACTCTCAGCCCCCGGCTGCCTCATCTCGAGGCGGTCGGGGGCTTTTCGTCGTTCACGCGCGGGGTGCTGTGCGAGCCACGGTCGCGGGTCCGCTGTCCCTCGGCGATGAACGGCACCGCGCCGGGGAACGCCTCGAGCAGCGCGGACGTGAGGGCCGCGTTCTCCGGGATCCCGTGGTACCCGATCCATCGGCCGACGTCGGGCAGGAGGATGTCGGGGCGCCCGCCGCCGAGCTGGCGCAGCTCGTCGATGATCGGCTGCGGGTCGGCCGTGTACTGGTTCCGGCTCATCGCGGCGCTGAGCGAGATGCTCAGCAGGACGTCGGGGTGCAGGACGGTCATCGCTGGATGATGGCGAGCAGCTCGTGGCCCTCGGGGACCTTCGCGCGCAGGGCCTCGCGGTCGTCGGCTTCGATCTCGGTCGGCTCGTCACGTCGCGCGAACTGTCCGACCGTGAAGAACTCCGTCGTCCCGGGCTGGCGTCCCATGTGTGCCTGCGTCAGCTCCCATCCGGCAGGCGCCTCGAGCTGCTCGTGGATGGCGGCGATGCCCTCGCCTCGAACCTCGCGGGTCTGCTTCTCGACGGGGCGGATCAGTCCGATGAACATGGGTTCGATCGTACGACTGACCGCCGACGGCGACTGGCCTCAGCGGGTGACGCGGGTGCCGTCGCGGAGGAACAGCACGCCGCAGGTGCAGCACTCGAGCCCGCGGGGATCGTCACGCAGCACCGTCCCGCACTCGGGACAGGGTGGCTGCGCGACCGCGTCGAGCGGGTCAGGAGGAGAAGTGCGCCCGGACATCATCGGCCTGGTCGGGGGTGAGCATCCACCAGTCACCCTTCGGGTGATCGGGGTACTTCGTACGGAGGTATGCGCGGATCTTGCGTCCACGGCGGGTCTCGATGTGGCCGAGTTCGTCGGCGAGTTCCGGCGGCGTGATGGTGTCCATCGCGGCAGCGTAGCGGCGATGTCGACGGCCTCGTCCAGAATGTGCACATGACGAACGACTTCCTGCCC